CCGCCCAGGTCTTTGCGGCTGGACTGGTTCTGCATGTTCGGCCGGCTCGAGGACAGTCGTCCTGGCGCCGTCGTGTGCCTGTTCCAAGTCGACCGCACTCGACCGTCTGCGTGAAGCGACCCGCCCTCGCTCAGTGGGCGGAGACTGTACAGCTGGGTGCCGAGCACCTTGGTCTTGACCCGGCGGTACTGCCTCAGCGTGAGTAGGAACTGCCTCTGGTCGTCAGTGATGTACGGGCTCGCCATGTGGGCACGCAGCACCGCGTCTCCGGTGCCCTTGGCGCCCGTGTCGGTGTAGAAGTCCTTGGCGTCCATGCCGTAGGGGATGCCGAGGTCCCACTGCTCGTAGAGCAGATCGCCGACTTGCTGGAACGAGCCGGGGTTGAAGCCGGAGCTGGCGCGCTTGACGCCGATGACGTCGGCCAGCGTCTGCAGCTTGTCGTACAGGCTGTGAGCCACCTTCTCGAACCGCTCTGTCAACACGGCCACCTTGGCCTGATTGACGTAGACTCCGTTCTGGTGCATCTGCACACACATGTCCTGCCGAGCATGGTCAAGGTGGCGGAGCGTCCAGGGCGTGGAGCTCGGCCACGACACCGGCTTCGCCCACTCGGGCAGTGGCCTGTTCGCGCCGTTGTCGTCAGCCGAACGTCGCAGCGGCTCTGCGATGCGGGCGTTGACCACCGTGTCGTACTGGCAGTAGAGCAGCCGACTCTTGACCGTCGTGCGAGAAGTCGCCGCGCCGTCGCCGCTCTCGCTGGTCTCCCACTTGTGCACGTCAGTGAGCCGCCGACCCGTCGGCTTGAGGCCCTTGGGGAGGTCAGGGTGCGTGAAGCGCGCGTCGAACAGCGTGTCGATGATGGGCGTTGGCCGCACACCGAAGACGTGCTCGACGACCTGCCGGTCGAAGTACCCGATGTTGTGCCCGACCTTGAGCTTCTGCTGGTCGAGGAAGAACTCGACCAGGATGTCGTGAATCTCTCGCTGCTCGTAGTCAAGCAGGTGGCGGACCTTCTCCCCCGAGACTGCGCGCGACAGCAGCGGCATGTTGATGTGGATGCCGACCGTGCGTGCGACTTGCGCGGCCTTCTCCCACGGCATCGTCGGCTGGCCGTGCTCGTCGAGGTCGGGTGTCGCGATGGCGAGGCAATCGACCCTGATGTCTCTCACGTTGATGCCGTCGGTCTCGAGGTCGTAGACCCAGAACGGAGAGGGCACGGCGAGCCATTCCCGCAGCTGCTGCGGGGTCGGCTGCGTCAGGAACTCGGGCTCGACCCAGTTGAGCGCGTCGTTGAACCAGCGGAACGCCTTGCCCAGCGTGGCGTAGAACTGCGGCCGCACTTTCGGAGCGTGCTTCACGTAGCCTGGGTCGTAGGTCGAGATGACCTTGACGGTCCAGTCGCTGGTCGCCTGAGTCCAGTCGAAGGCCTGCCAGGTGAGCTTGCTCGCCTTGACCTCGCGCATGTCGCCTTCGAGGTCCGACATGCTCTTGCTCGTCCCGAGCACTCGCTGCGCAGGAGTCGCGCCCAGCGGGATGACGTACCCGTAGTTGACCAGGTGAGACTGTAGGTACGGCGCGCAGCAGTCTGCCGGGTGCGGCAGCGCTTCTTCCGCGAGCCGCTTGGCCTCCGCAGCGGACACACCCTCCTTCTGCAGCTTCTTCTTGGCGGCCTTCCTGCGTCGACGAAGCTGCGCTTCCATCTTCTTCCAGCCGTCCTTGTACGCGCAGGCGGTCACGAAGAACAGGTCGATCATCGACCGATTGAGTCCGTTCGCCTTCAGCGCGCGGTCCCACTCAGCGCCGTCGAGCGTGCTCAGTGGCAGCCCGTGCCGCACATCGTCCTGCTTCGGTGCCTCGAGCACCGCGGCGACTGTCGTGCCCTCGTGAACCTCAGGGGGCACAGGCTCCCACGCGTCCGTCAAGCAGCCCGATGGCCCGAGAGGGCACCGGTCGCACTGCGCACCACGCTCTCTCGGGTCAAACATCATCGACGACCCCATCGCGAGTTCCGCTTTGCGGGCTTGCCCTGGTACACCTTCAGCTCGTGGTGCCGAGAGTACCGTCGAACGGCCTGTTCGAGTGCGTTGACCGAGGCGTGCCACGAGATGCTCTCTGCGATCAGCCCGTACGACCACTTCTGCGTGTTCCTCAGTCGGATCGCTTCGAGGATCTGCGCCTCGTCGCGAAAGACGCGCATGTCCTCCCTCCTGAGCTTCCCGTAGAGCCGCTGCATCTGCTTCCTGAGCGTGCTCGAGTTCACGTTCATGTCGTCAGCGATGCTCTGCCAGGTCTCTCCGTCGAGCCAACGATCCTTGGCGCGCTTGAGTTCCTGGTTCGTCCAGTTCTTTCTCTTCATCAACCCCCCACAGGTGTCATCTTCTGGACGAAATCGACCAGCGGTCGCGACCACGTTCGCTGCTGTTCGTCCATGTAGGTCACCATCAACGGGAACTTCTCCGGCTGGTCTGAGTGAAGGTTGGTCACCAGCATGACGCGGTAGTAGCGTCCGCTGTGATGCTGCCATCGGGTCCCTGGTCGGACCGTCGGGTGGTCTGGTGTCATCGGAGCTCCGCGAAAGCCCCCGCCACGATCCTGGTCGTGACGGGGGCGTCGATTCAGGTCACCAGGTCAGCTGCGGGGCGGCGGCGGGAAGCCTCCACGGGGCGGGGGAGGGGGCATCTTGCTGCCCCCACCGCTGCCGGTCGACGAGCCCTGGCTGGCCGCAGCGCGCCGCCACGGGAACTGGCGCGTGTCCTCGGGCTTCTCGCCCTTGGCCTGGTAGTTGTCGAAGAGGTCCTTGCTGATGAAGGCCTTGACCTCGCCGTAGGCCTTGGTGCCCTTCGGGGTGTCCTCGGGGCGACCGAGCCACGCGATGTAGGCGGTGCGGCCGACCAGGTGGTCGGTGTTGAGGCCGCTCTCGGCCATGTAGTCCTCGGTGATGCCGGAGGACAGAGCGACGCGCTTGAGCGCGGCGACCATGCCGCCGATCTTCTTGTTCCGCGTGTCCTCGTCCATAGCAGCCAGCGCCGGAGCCATGTTGCCCTCGGCGTCGAACGGGCACGAACCGATCTCACGGGTCGTCGCACCGTCCTCGAACTTCAGGTGGATGAAGTACGAGAAGTTGCCCTGACGATCGAGCACACCGCGGTCCTCGAACTTGGTGATCTCGACGGCGTAGTAGCCCGTGCCGGGGGGAAGGTTGCCGGTGCCGACGGCGGCAGCGGTCTCTGCGGGGATGTAGAAGCCCATGAGGGTCCTCTCAGACGTTGTCGTGTTGTTGTTGTGGTTGAACCCGGTTTACTGCCGGAACAGCCGTCACTCGGACGGAGGGGGCGGAGCCTTGCCCTTCTTGGGGGCAGGGGGCTCGAGAACCTTGAACAGGTTGTTGCTGCGCTGCTTCTGGATGACACCGCGGGCGATGCCGTCCTGAACCGCCCAGCGGATGTGCAGCTGCGTGTCGCGACCGCTTCCCTTCGCGAACTTCTGCGCCTTGTTGACGCCGGCGTTGATCGCATCGTTGACGTCGCCGGCCTGCACGGCCGACGCGACCACGTCAGCCACCTCATCCTGCCACTCGAGGCCAGGACGGCGGGACAGCCCGTAGTCGACCGCGCTGGCGCGCAGCAGCTCGCGGACGCTCGGCGGGCTTTCGGCGTAGGCCACACCGTTGCGGTCACCAGTCACCCAGGAGCTGTCCCACGGGTCGACGAACAGACCGCTCTTGACCCAAGGGTCTGGGTAGTCCTTGTTCACGACAGCTCGGGCGTTGAAGTCGCACCAGGCGGGGACCCGGACGACCTGGCCCTTGCTACCGAGGGACGGTCCACCGGGGACGAAGCTGCCGTCCATGCCAGCACCAGGAGCCTGTTCATGGGCGACCATGAACACACTCACTCCGATGTGCCGCGACATCTCCGCCAGCCGCAGCAGCTTGTCCTTGAGCTGCTGGTAGGGCCAGAACTTGTCGACCTTGCCGCTGTTGGTGAGCTTCGGGTTGTCCTTCCAGAACCGCAGACTGCTCTCGCACAGAGCGGTCATGCCGTCGACGCAGATCGCCGGGTACGACTCGACCAGACCTTCCTGCTCGAGCATGTGCATGAGCGCGAGAAGGTCCTCGAGCGTCCTGACCGGATGGTCGTACACAGAGGGCTCGAAGCCCCACTCGTTCTGCGTGACGCTCTTGATCGCGTTGATCCCCTCACCCGGAATCCACAGGGCGTTGGGGAACGCACTCGCGACCGTCGAGGTCTTCATGCGCTTGGGCTGGCCGTAGACCAGACCCATGACCGTGGCGTGTGCCAAGGTCGCCTCCAGTGATGTTGTTGTTGTTGTAGTGCCCCGAAGAGCTCGCTGACTGTAACACACTCAGCTCGGTCGGCAGCGTCTGTTTGTTGTTTACAGTCGGGGCCGGACTGTAAGCTCGCTGATCGTCACCGCCCCCGCTTGGGGGCGGCGGCCCCGCTCACGTCGATGGTCGTCGGGTCCGGCTCCGTCGCCACCGGCCGCTCCCGGTCGAGGTAGTGCCCGACGGCCCGCAGCGCCTCGGCCGGGGTCTTCCGGTCGTCGCCCGCGTCTGGGTCGAGGTAGTGGGCGAGGGTCGCGTTTGGGGTCTTCGCGTCGGGCGGGGTCATCGGATCACCTCTGGACCGTACTGGCAGAGCTCGAACGCGCCGCACTTGCCGTAGCGGTGGTAGCAGACCAGCTCGTTCTGAGCCATCTGCCAGTCGCCCTCCGTCACGTACTGCCGCTTGTGGTTGACCAGCTGATTCGCCAGCGAGTGAGCCTTCGAGTAGACCTGCCGCGCCAGCTGCGCGTCTCGCCAGGGCGTCGCGGGCACGAACTGTCGGCTGACTGTCCACGGGTCTCGACGCAGCACCAGGTTGAGCACGACACCACCGAAGTCGTCGTACAGCTGCTCTCCCAGGATGCGGTTGACCGCGAACTGACCGTCCATCGCGTACTGCTCAGAACGCTTCCGGCTGACGCTACCGCCGGTCACCTTGTGATCCCAGATGTAGGTGCGGCCGTCCGCGCTATGCCGCATCACGAGGTCGAAGCGCTTGGTGACCTCGATGGGCTCGCCGTGCTGCAGGCCGGGCACTCCGGGCACCGACTCCTCCAGGCCGGGGCAGTCCAACAACTTGGCCTCGGCGAGGTTCTTGTCGATCCACAGACCGAAGTCGCCGTCGTGGTTGTAGCCCAGGGTCAGCTTCGCCTGGTGCTCCACGGCGACCACGCTGTCCGAGACGAACGGCTCCTTCTGCAGGTAGCGCCGGAAGAGCTCGAACGTCGTGTGGATGAACGGCGTGGCCTCGGTGCCCTCGAGCTCCCGCAGCCGCGCCCACTCACGCACAGCGTCGAACGGAGGCAGGAAGTGGTCTGGGTCGCTCACCCAGGCGCCTTCGTACTCGAAGCCGCCCTGCTTGCACGCCAGCTGGGCGTAGTAGTGGGCGAGGATGGTGTGGCCCATCGACCCCATGGTCAGAGCTTCTCCGTTGACGAATCGCTTCTGCTTGACGTTGATGAGGAACCAGAGACGATCGCAGGTGAACGCTGGTCCCCAGAAGGACCAGCCCGTCGTGCTTCGGCCGGTGTCGATGAGGATGGGGTCAGTCACTGTCGCTCCGGGGGGTTGGGGAGGGGTTGCCAGAAGAACTGGCCGATTTCTGTCAGGAGGAACCACGACTCGTAGTTGAGCCAGGCGCCGCCGTCTTGCTTGAGGCAGAAGATGTTGAACGTGTCACGCTGCCACATGAGCACTTCTTCGTCTGCCGGCGGCATGGTGTGCCGGCTGTCGGTCCAGGTCACTGTTGCTCCTGAGCCCAGTCGATGGTCACGCCGGGGTACGGCGGCACCTCCGGGCCGTGGTTTCAGTCTCGGCAGATCGTCCCAACGGTTGCAGTTGGCGCATCCGACGCGCGCATAGAAGGTTTCGTCGGCGGCGCACCGCTCCACATCGGCCCGCATTTCGTCAAAAAGTCGTACCAGCCCATCTTCCATTTCTGCGGCGCTCGGCGCGTCCCCTTCCTGCTCTCCGTCGATGCGCTGCCACAGGCGGCGCAGCAAATCGCGTTCCGCCTGCTCAACCGTCCTGCTCACAGGTCACCCCCCGGCCACCGCCCGAGGGCAGCGGCGGCGGCGATGCAGGCGCGGCCAACGGATGGACCCTCACCAATCAACGTCGGCCACGAGCCAATCGAGACCCATTCGTCCTTGCTGGTAGCCACTGCGTAT